ATTTTTATGATAAAACTACTTAACTTATTAGTTGAAACAACTCCAGGCTTAATTTCTGGATGGGAGCCGTAATACGTTTTCCAATCTGTTTCCTTTGTTACGGTCTTCTTTTTAGAAGCTCTTTTATCGGTTATTAAAGCAAGTTCTTTTTTACCTAAAGCTTTTTTTGTAACAGAAATAAGTTGTTTTCTTCCTAGATATTTTCTACCAGTTGGAATATGTGTTACTTCATAAATAAACCCGAACGTTGATTCGGGCATATCTGTAAGTTCTTTTATTTCTTTATTTTGATATAACCACATTTTTTATTTTTTAGAATAATGCATTCCAGATTGTTCCGTTATAGTAATAGACTTTACTAGCTCCTGGGGATCCTTGTGCCACTATCATACCCTCTACTGCTGTTGCTGGAAATGATCCTGTTGGTGTCAACTGTAGTATGTTATTAATCATTAATGATCCGGTTATCTGTACTTGAGAGCCTGATGCAAATATTAAATTTGATCTTGAGGCATTAGCAGTTCCGTTTCCTACTATGAATGCTGATTGAGCAGATGATGATATGTTAAATTGGCCTATTACTGATTGAAATGATCCTGATGCTACAGTTTGATTACCTTCTGCATGTGAATAAGATGCAGATGCTATAGCATAGTATCCTTCAGCATGTGAATAGTCTCCTATTGCTTTTGCATAGAATCCCTCAGCATGTGCTCCTGTTCCTACAGTAAAGCTATTTGCTCCTTCTGCGTGAGAGTTAGCTCCATAAGTTATTGTACTAATGCCCTCAGCATGAGAATAGTTACCTATTGCATATGTCTGGTATCCTTCAGCGTGTGTTCCAATTCCTTGAGCATTTGTTTGAACTCCTTCTGCGTGAGATGATTCTGCAATTGCATTAGTACTTCCTCCCTCTGCGTGTGAATATACTCCTGATGCGTTGGTGCTATTTCCTTCAGCATGTGCACCGTCATCAGTTGCATTAGTACCATAGCCTTCAGCGTGTGAGTAGTCTCCTATTGCATTTGTTGAAGCTCCTTCAGCATGTGAATAAGAGCCTGATGATATTGTTTGATATCCTTCAGCATGGGAGTAAGATCCTGAGGATGTTGTATTATCTCCTTCAGCATGTGAGCCTTGTCCTGATGCATTTGACAGATAGCCTTCAGCATGTGAATAGTCTCCACCAGCTGTAGTATTTTGTCCTTCTGCATGTGAGTATTCTGCATTTGCATCTGACAAATAGCCTTCTGCATGTGAATATGTTCCTCTTGTTTGAGTACTAAGACCTTCAGCATGTGAATACGATCCTAATGCTTGTGTACTTCGACCTTCTGCGTGTGAATAAGATCCTGTTGCTAGTGATCCTGATCCCTGTGATAATGATCCTGTTATTTGTACACTTCCTGATCTGATACCATTCCAGAAAGATGCTGTCTCTGCATAAGAAGCTGATGTTGCGTTTGTTGCTGTTGCAAGTGTGTAAGAAGCTGTACCAAATAAAGAACCTGTTATACCTCCTGTTACTTGTAAAGATCCTGTTACTCTTATTGAACCTGTTACTTGTACCTGTGAACCAGATGCAAATATTAGGTTTGATCTTGAACCACTTGATGTGCCATTTCCTACTATAAAAGCAGATTGAGCTGACGATGATATGTTATATTGGCCTTGTACATGTTGAAAATATCCTGATGCTATTGTTCCTAATCCTTCTGCGTGAGCTCCAATAGCTGGTCCTTCAGTTACTGTTTGGTATCCTTCAGCGTGTGAATAGTTTCCTGATGCTGATGTGTAGTATCCTTCTGCATGAGCTTCGTTTGCGTCTGCTAAAGTAAAGTATCCTTCTGCGTGAGCTCCTGTAGCGGTTGCTAGTACATTTACTCCTTCAGCATGAGATGCTAGTCCTGTTGCGCTAGCATTATAACCTTCAGCATGAGCTCCTGCTCCTGATGCTATTGTGCCAGTTCCTTCAGCGTGGGATGCGTTTCCGGATGCTATAGTAGTATCTCCTTCTGTATGTGAATAAGTTCCTGAGGCATTTGTAAGAAATCCTTCTGCATGTGAATACGAACCTGATGCTGTTGTTTGTTGTCCTTCTGCATGCGAGTACTGTCCTAATGCTATTGCACTACTTCCTTCAGCGTGTGAATAAGATCCTGATGCTACTGTACTAGTTCCTTCTGCATGTGCAGCATATCCTGATGCTGTGGTACCAAATCCTTCAGCGTGAGCGTAGTTTGTTGATGCTATTGTGTTATATCCCTCAGCGTGCGAACCGGTTCCTTGTGCATTGGTAGCGCCTCCTTCGGCATGTGAATATAATCCTGATGCTTGTGCGTAGCTTCCTTCAGCGTGTGAATATAGTCCTGATGCTGTTGTATTGTCACCTTCTGCATGTGAGCCTGAATTTGTTGCTTGAGTACTGCTACCTTCAGCATGAGAATATAGTCCTGATGATAGTGATCCTGATCCCTCAGCATGCGAGTAAGTACCTGTTGTTCTTCCTCCTAATCCTTGTGATAAAGACCCTGTTATTTCTACATTACTATTTCTTGAAATTCCTCCTCCAGTCAGATTTGTCCAGTTTGAAGTTGCAGTAATTGAAATAGACATTGATGTAGGTTCTGGTACTCCTGTTATACCTGTACTTCCTGTTGTGTAAAACAGTATACTACTTCCTGATAAAGAAGCAGAGTAGAAGTAGGACGATAGGTTAGTGTCTAACTGTTCGTATGAAAGTGCTGATCCTGTTACTGATCTTAATGTAATTGCCATATCTTTATTTTTAAATATCTATTTTTACTATAATTGTCATTTCTGTATTAGCGGGTTTTGGTATTGGTCTAGTTGTTTTACCTACAGCTATCAGTTGATTTGCATCATTATATAGACCTACTGTTGTTATGTACGGTTGAAATACACTACCTGTAACATTATTGTTTAATGCTCCATTACTAACCTTAGAAGAAGTACTATATAAATTTCCGTCGTTATCGTAGACTGTTTTTAAAGAACTAGTTAATGCAGATGGGTTGTATGTAAAATTATACTCTGACTCTCTTATTTTACAATGGTAGTTATGTGTAAATATCGGTTGTGTATTTTGAAAAGACATTGTAACAGATCGTAATGCTATTTTATCTGCCAAAACCGCTCTTAGCAGGAACGAGTAGTTTTGGTCTGTTACTATTGCCATTCCGTGTGGATATAGTATATCTCCTACTTTAGCATTTATACTACTTCCTGAAACGTATAAATTACCTTCTGCATCATCTAAGAATGTATATCGTGTATTATTTATTATAAAGTTAACTGGAGGAGGAGGACTTATTATATCTGTGCCGTCTAGGCGAAATATGTACTGTGTTGGAGTGTCTTGCACGAACCCAGATACTGAAAACTCTGGGTCTACTGGCCCCATTTCTCGTGTTGTATATACAATAGAGAGTTTAAATGTACTTGGTTTTATATTTGTACCGTACATCTGTCTTGGTATTGATACTACCATAGATCCTGTAGTTAAGGTTCTAGAGCTAGAATAAAATAAGGTTGTTTGGTTGTATAGGTCAAAAGAGTGAGATGGTATTGTATAATCACTACTCTTACCTCTATAATAAAGTTGTTGTAAATTTTGTAATATATACCCGGAGCCTGCAATAGAACTTGTTATTCCATAACTAATGAAATCACTACCAGTTACTGCCCACGATTTGTGAGCATTATAGGTAGTGATATATGCATCTTGTTTGTTTAGTTTTTTGTAAGCACCCATTCACTAGTAATCAAGCTTAATTCTTAATAACGCTTCTTTTGTAAAATCTTTTAATAATGGTTTTGATAATTTAGCAACTGCTAAAAGATCGTTATTATCATTGTACATTCCAACTGTAGTGATATATGCTTGAGGAGTATTAACCATAACATCGTACCTTAGCTCTCCTGAACCAGATATTATCGAAGGATTTGTTGAGTAGTTGTATTCACTATTTCTTACTCTAATAAAAACATAGTTAGATGTTACTGTTTCCTCAGATTGTAATTTAAAGTTTCCTCCTGTTCTTATAGCATTGTAGAATGTATTTAAGTTCAACCTTGAACTGCCATTTAATGCTTCATTAACAGGCAATGCCATTCCTGCTGCTGGTGATACTGAACCGCTTAGTGCAGCTGCATTTAGTATAATAATTCCTACATCTGGTAAGAATTTACCATACGATCCTGAAGCTGCTGAAAATCCTGAAGTGTTTATTCCTGTATATTGTACTCCGTTTGAACCACTTACTATATCAAACACTCTTCCTGAATCCACATAAGATACTGTAGTTGCGGTTATACTATTATCTGTTAATTTTAGTGTGTTGCTTCCTGAGGTAAGAGTTAAATTAAAGCTTCCTGGTAGTAGTTTTTCTTTATACTTACTTCTATTAACTGTTATTATGAATACTGATTTTGGGACAGTAGTGCCAAAAGTAAAATTAGTATTCTCATCTCCGTTTACAAGTGTTCTATACTGTCCGTATGTAATAGCAGAAGGAGTTGATCCTGTAACTACTGATATTTGACTTGATCCACTTCCTAAAAAGTTTCCGTAAGCAATAGAGAATTGTACTGATGCTGTAGCTGCTGGTATTCCTCCTGCATCATTTGGGTTTACTTGGTAGATGTCGTAGTAATACTGTCCTGAGTTCTGTCCTGGTTGTATGGAAGAGGTAAAGAAGTTTGTAAGTGTTGTTACCTGTGAGGACCATGCTGGTGCTACTACTGATTCTGCTGATATTGCTACGTCTTCTGGGTCTAATCTTTTAAATGACATGGTTCCTTTTTTATTGTGTTACTTGAATAATAGTTACTGGGATTGTTAACCTAGCTCCTGAATCTCTTCCTATTACTGTGATTGTTGTTTGTAGTGTTGTGTTACCTCCAAATAATGTATTAACTGTTGTAGCAGATAGATTTATTGAAGTTCCAATTACTGTTTTAGAGACATTTGTTCCTAGAGTAGTTGTTGAGTTTAATGCTGCTGCTTCTTGTGTGTTAATTCCTACTCCATTAAAGTTATTTAATACTCTAGCATCTGCAATAGTTGCTACATATCCACCTGCTTCAAAAGTATTGGTAGATCCTAAATAGTTTAATGTTTGAGGAGTAATAGCAAGTGATGCTCCTTGTTTTAATCTGATAGCTGCAAATCCTAAATCTAGAATTGGTAACTTAGCAGTTCCTCTTGGAAGAGTTGTAAGTTTATATTTCATGATTTGAGTTTCATCAGGAAACGCTTCCATAAGTGGCATTGCTTCGATAGCTTCACCGTAATAAGCAGATCCGTTTGGATGATTTGGATTATATAGTGTATAATCTATTTCATCATCTGCTAAAGCAAATTGTGTAATTTTAAAAGATCCATCTCCTTTTGCTAGAAGCTCTCTTCCTTTTTTTGTAAGAATCGCATCAACTGTTACTACTTGATTACTTAAATATCCCATTTGTATTTGTTTTTATTAATAAATATGTTTTAATTTAATTTAATTTATGTTGAAGAAATAACAAACCCTAAGGAATCTAATCTCAATATTCGACCTGTTTCTTTTATTAATACCTGTCCTTTTGGTACTCCTGATAGTTTATTTTGTATTATGTTATAAATCTGCACTCGATCAACCTTGTATACACTATACCCTGTATTTAGCGTTTGTGGGGTTCCAAAATAGCCTCTTGTTACAGCTAAGTTATATACTGGAGGTGTGGTTAGTGATACACCTACTGAGTCTACTCGTATAACTTCCTTAATGCTAAATTGCTCAAATGAAATAAGATCACCGGCTCTAAGGGCAGGTGGTACAGTTAGTGAGTTACCTGAGTCTATCCTAATAATTGTTGCTGTTGGACCAGTAGGGGAACTTACACTTAATACAAATTTAGAATCTAATGCACTAAACCCCGGTGTATCTCCTACTCCTGCAAAGAAGAAATCTTTATAAAGTACTTGACTGCTAGATACTAGATAGCCTATCTCTTGCTGTGTTGATCCTGGTGGAAATTCAGAACCTAAAAAAGTCTTTCCTGCTATTGCAGGTTCTGTTAAGTAGTCTATTCTATCTGTTTTACTTCCTTCATACCTACCATTTATCCACCCTGTTGCTGTATAGCTACTGTCTTGTACACCCGCTTTAGGTGCAGATCCTGAAATTAGTTCTGCTATATTTAAAGGACCTGTATATGTTGGGTTTGCTAGAGTTCCTATCTTATACCTATCAGCTTGCATTATGTAGCTAGATTGCCTATTTGCATCTAGAGACCCTTCCAATATATTATATGGACTATCTTTAAATTCTAATGTATCTAACGAAGGCGAGAATACTATAGTGCCAGAACCAATTCCAACATTACCTATAGTTGTTAATGTTACTGGTACTATGTAGTAGTAATAGTATATTACTACTGGCGTTAATACTGTTGCTGGTGATTGTACTTGTGTTGCAGATAGTACCTTTAGCGTTATACTTTCTCCTGTAGATAGCGGTACTGTTATTTCTTGTACACCTGATAAAACTCTAGAACGGTCTTGAGGAGGTGTATTGAAATCTAACGCTGGTATGGTTATTGCTCGTAGTGTATACGGAGGTCCTCCAGTATCGTACCAAATATTTACCTGGTCTGGGTGTAATTGTGTGTATGCAAAGAATTCTTGTTGTGTCATCTTATTTACAATATTATGGAGGTGTACCTATTGCTCCGTTTCCGTATGTTCTTACTTTAAATTCCTTCCATGGCCTTAAAACACCGTTAACCAGGTGCGGGAAAGGGTATGTAGCATTATCAGGATTAAACCCATCACTATAATCCCAATCTACTAGTCGTTGTATAGTGGTAAACTGTGGGTACGTCTCTGTTGAGTATCCTTCTACAAGTCTTAGTATAGTGCGATTTCCGTAGATTACAGTTTGTGCAATACAAGCATCTTGACCAGCATTGAATGCCTCTATTACGTACGCTCTTATTAATGTTGCTGGATTATTATCAATAAAACTTATAGTTAATGTAATAGGATCTGCCGGTCTTTGCGAGTTGCTGCTCTCTATATTTAATACAATTGGACTATAAGGGCTAGCGGTTCCAGCACTAGGGTTGTATATGTCTGGGGTGCCTTGGAGTGCCGTACGTATAAAGATTCCTCCATCTGGGTCACCCGATAAAAGGCCTCCTACTAGACCACCTCCTCCCCATAGGTCTTGATTATCAGATGGATTTATACCTTCTGCAACTGTTTTTAAGTTAAATCTACTTATGTTTGGGGGGGCTGATGTATTAGTGTGTAGACTATATATATTATATCGTATTGCTGAATTGTTTGTTAAGCTTTGGTTAAGAACTCCCTCAAGCGTAAAGTAGCTTTGAATTCCATCATATACTATATTGGCAGTATACACAGGATTACGTGGAGTAAGGGTTCTTCGTAAGTAGGAATATACTAAGTTACTATCTAGATCGAATACTTGGGGTTGGAATTTTGAATATTGAAATTCAAATCCATTTATTTGTTCTGATTCGGTTCTGTTGCTAGCTTGTTTAACCCCTAACGTACATACACCTACCGTTACTGTTTTACTTATATAGCATACATCTCCTACATAGGCATCTCTTACTGTAATTGTTACATTTGTACCGTTTGTTTGATTAAAGTGGTACGCAGTAGGATTTGTTATTGGATCTATTACAGAGCTTGTTGAGTATGAAGCTGTGTATTGTAATATTTGGTTGTTTGGGTTAGTAATCCATGTTGTTAAGTTTGTAGGAGGTGCTCCTGAGGCTTGTACTACTACATTTGTTGTTGTTGACCCTATTTGTGATAAAGATATGCTACATGTTGCAAATCTCACTTGAATATCTTTAGTACATACAGGACCTACAGTAACATCTCTATTCGTTGCTCTAATCAAGAAGTCTTGATAGTACCCCTGTGATGGTGTTGGTGGAGTGATAATTGGTAGTACTTGTGGAAAAGATATTGGTGTAAAGGTGGTGGGTACCAAGTCATTTGATGCGCTATATATGCAGTTATTGTTTGTAAATGTAAAAAATTGATTTGCATTCCATACAGCTGTTGATGATGTAATATAAAATGGTGTTGGTACTGGATTTAGTAGGCATACTTCGTTTGAAGAGCTTAAAAAAGCTATTTGGTAGGGATGTGCAGAATATGCTAGATCTTTATAGATGTTTGCAGTGTTTAAATCTACACTTGAAACAGGTAGTATGCTTCCTGAGATTTCTCCATTGTATTTGGCTTCATCTTGATTGTGCGTTGAACCTGAGCCTATTCCAGTTGGTGTTTGAATAAAATCAATATACTGTGTACCAAATTCAATTTGACCTAATCTAAAAGTATTAGGACCTCTTCCTGATATAAATGCAGTGTCGATTGAACCTGATAATTCTGGTCTTGAGCCTGATAGTATTACTGATTTAGCTTTGCTTCTTGATAATACGTGTGGTTTAATAATAATTCCTGTATCTGCTACTGCTCTAGCAGGAATGTAATCTTTAACCATTTTAAAGATTGTATTATCATAAAACTTAATTAGTCTAACAAAATCCTGTACATTATAAGCAGCTGAGCCACTCATAATCTGATCTGTTAGTTGTGATAGACTATTTTGAGCTGATCCTGTTGGACTATGTGTATAGTATATATCAGATGTTAGATTTCTAGGATCTCCAATATAATCATCTATGTTAAAATTTGCTAAAGAGGCTGTAGCTAGTGATTTAGAAATAATATAATTATCTACATTATCTGTAGGCGAAAACCCTACTTCAATTGGATGTAAATCATCTGTATATTTATCGTCTCTTTTTACAATAGAAACGTAGTTTGAAAGAGTACTACCGCTAACAATGCTTCCTGTATTGTCAAGTCTTATTTTATCTAAAGAGCTTGTATAAAATCTATAATCTCCATAAAAAGGTCTTTCATTTCTATTTCTACCTCCGTATAGTTTTATATCTAAAATATCACCTGGAATTCCTAAACAATTTATAAGTGCTCTTAATCCTCTCTCTGTTCCTTTAGATTTTAAAAGAAGAGGTAAATTGTGATATATTCTCTTTTGAACTTCTTTTTGATAATCGTCATATGAAACTGGTTGGATAGGAGTATTTGAACCTGTTAAAGATCCTGTTACATATGTAGTAATTACTTCACTTCCTGATTGGTATGCTTGTCCTATAAATGTTCCAAATAAATCCTCTATAGATTTGTTAGAAGTATACAATTTTACTCCAAAATTTTCTAAAGCTTCTGCTACTAAATCTTTAGAAATACCATGATTCATTCTGTTATCTGCATCGTACTTATCTGTTACTGCTTTTGAGTATAGCCATAGGTTATCAAAATGCTGTCCAACCATATAAACAAATGTTAAATAATTTTCATTATTTGCATCATCTCTTAAGTAGGTTGGAATGCTATAAGCAAGTGAACTGTAGTTTGTATTATCAAAGCCTATTGCATTTGCAATTTCATTTGCATACCATGTAATTGCTTCTGGGGCATTGCTGGCTTTGTTATTGTATGGCTTAGTTGTGTTGCTTTTTGGCCAAGAATTGCTTCCTGATTCGTAGTATAGGAATCTCTCGTAGTGATCAAAGTTATTTACAACTCCTGTCAATAAATTTTGATAATAGTCTCTACTTCCAGAAACTCCTTGAAGTCCTGTTGTTGATGAAGCTATGCTAGATAAGCTACTAGAGTAGCTGTTTATTAAATCTAATTTATATTTAAAATTAAGAAGTCTTTCTTGTGCAGAAGAAAAGTGAATAAAGTTACTAAAATCTGAGAAATCAATACTTATGTCTATTCCTTTTTCACTAACTGCTGAGAATAGTTGACTGTTTGAGTTATTTATTGGGTAGCTAAATAGTTCATTGTAATTATAATATCCTGTTGGAATTACACTGTTATCTGCTATATCAATGTTAAAGTTTGGAGATCTTAAAGTAGGTGCTAGTTCCGGAGGTAGTATAAACTCTACCTCTATTTCATAGGCTACTGAGTCTGATACTAGGTCTACTACATTTAGGGTACTTTTTAAATTGTACCTATCTGGTAGTGGTTCATATAGCTTTACTACAACAACTTTTCCTGTAGATGAATCTAATATATCTATGTTTGTTGCAATAAGCAGATCATTCTCCTTAAAGTTTAACCTAAAACCTGTAAAGTATGACTGACTTTCTAATTTAGTTTTAATTCCAGAAGTAATAGTAACTAAGTCGTCTGGTTGTACTAGTAGTGTTGCTAGACTTATTTCTGTTCTATCTGCTGATATGTCTTGAATGTAAAACTGTACCTCACTTCTATCTTGTGAATAAAGATCATCTAGAAAATGGTATAATAACTTAACACCACCGTTTGTATATCCGTAAGTTTTGCTATCTTCAATAGGATCAATTGTTAGAGCAGATGTTCCGTCTTGCCCTGCTGATTGTGCTGCTGCTGCTTGTTTATATCTTATATAATTATAGTCGCTTTGTAGTAGCTCATCTGAGAGAGATAATATGTGTAGTTCTGAGTAGTTTTTAGTTGGGTTGAATGTATTGTTAATCTGAAAAGAATTTACCAGAGCTCTATCTTTTTGCGAGTACTGCTCAAAACCTTGTATATTTTCAGGTGAATCTTGATTAACTGTATAAACTATATCTGCCATCTATGTTATGTTTGTCTCTAGTGCTAATATCTGTTGATTTAGTGCTAAATTCTGTTGTCTTAATTGTGCTATTTCATCCAATAGCGGTTGAATGTCTTCTGTAACTCTATCAAATGTTAACAACTCTGAACTTTTTTTTACTAAGTATTCGTGTGAATCTGTAGGTCCTGTTACACTTATTGTATAGTAGAGTTTTTCATACAATCTAAATAACTCTTCTGGAGTATCTGGATCCTCTGCTACTACTGGTTGTGTAAATGTCTTAAAAGTATTATCAACTACTTTGATAAAATCAGCAGTATTGTAAACGGTTTTTTGTATGTTAATATCATTAGCCATTTCTTACTACTTTAAATATATTTTGGTTATCTACTACTGTAGTGCTTCCATCTAAAGTTGTCTTTACTAATATACGATAATATCTTTCAGGTTGCAACCCATCCATGTATACATCAAAGAATGCTCCATTTGTATCACAACTTATCTTTGTAAATTTGGTATCAAAATCAACAACCATCTCTTCTGTATTTTCATCTCTCAATCCCCAGTATGAGGCTGAGGGTAGTGCGTAGTTTGTTAAAAATGCTGATGACGTTGTAAAGGATCTAACTGGATATTTAGGTCTTGCAGACACTCTAAATCTCTGTTTTCCGTTATCAACATACCTACCTTTATTATTTGTTAGGTTAATAATTGAAATATTATTTGAAAGAACCGATAAAGATCCTGTACTATATACACTGTCATCCCATTTAAATTCTAAGAAAGGTGGGTAGATTGTATTTGTGTCTACGCCATAGTATTTAAGACGGATAGAGGATGTTGTATTATATTCTAGATTGTTAGGTAATTTTAATATAAACCCACTATTAACTATGGTATTTGAATTAAATAACTGTATAGCTTTTGTAACATCTATATTTACATCGTTAGTAGAATTTAGAGCGTGTGATTGTGTAAATTCTAAATTTATACCTGCTGATCCTGTATACCAGTTTCCACCTCCAGGTGTTGATCCTGATAGGTACGACCCTGTAGTGTTTGCAGCAAAACTACCTGTTGCCCATTTACCTGCTTCTCCTGCTAATCTATATTTCCAAGAAACTCCTGTTGTGTTAGTTGGAATATCTCCAAACTTTCCTACTCCGCTATCCCATGCTCCAGAAACAGGATATGCATACAAAGCATAGTTAACTGGTATTTGGTATGCGTCTGCTAAATACAAACTTAAGCTTGCACTATATGATCCTGTTACCTTATTTGCAATTGCATCGTTAATTTCAGAAGTACTGTACTGTACTACTATACGGTTGGTTTGTCCTAAACCGGTACTATCTACATATCCACCTATTTCTATTATTTCATCTTTTCCAGTATTGCCTGTAGGAACTTCTGATGATATAAACGCATCCTTTTCAGGAAATATTCTGTATACTGCCATGTTATATTGTTGTTATTCTTCCTTTAATATCTGTGTCTGGAAATTTTATTTCAAATATACATGGATCGTAAGATGGGTAAACTATGTTACTTCTAGTTGCCCCTTGTATACCGTATTCATATTGTGAATATATTCCTCCTGCATTATTAACAATTTCTACTTTTTGTACTGTCTGTACACCCTTTACTTGGTCTAGTAATGTGTATATGCTTGAAAGATTTATTGGTTGGTTAATATTCCACTTTGTTATGTTGAAGTAATCTTTTAGTAGATTCGTACACGTTAGTAATACGTCTTTTCCTATATAATTTGGTTTTACTATAATATCAAAATTTACACCTATATTAATAACAAACGCATCTTTTATATTAAGTGCATCTGTCAATATCATATACTCTGAGAGGTATGTTTTAAGATTGTTTTTTAATGTAGCTGTTGCTGGTGTTAAATTTTTATTATTGTCGTAAGCTAGTGTAAATATTGATAGAGATAGTGGATTGCTATCTATTATGCTATCTGTAGAACTATTTGGATTTGTTAACTGATCTTGTGTTACGTATACTTTTGCAATTGATCCGTATTTAGAATCCATCGATAAAGCTCTTACTGTATAATCCTGTAAAGTTACTGCTCTTCCTTGTTCGTTAAAAGCTCTTAGTGAATTTTCTCTCAATTCATCCACAGTATCTCCATCCCTTCCTCCAATAGCTGCAAGTGGATTATTAAATGTAAGAGAGTTAGTTGGATCTGTAATAGTTGAAACTAAACTTGTTATACTATTTGCAGGTGCATTTGACTCTACTCCGCCTCCTACTAGGTAGGTAATTGTTAGAGTTGTATTAGAAGGTGCAAGTCCATATGATTTTGTTGATAAAAAATTAGAAGGATCATATGCATAGCTTATCCTGTTTACTCCTTGACTTGTTCCTAATCCTACATTAGTTGGATCTGGCGTTATTATTGAGTCGTCTTGTCCTGTTATACCTGCTCCAAATTGAATTTGTAATTGACCTGTTGAGGTAAATCTAGTTACGAATCTTCTAGGAACTCTTTGAAGTGTTAAGCTATATGGAACAATTTGAGCATCTGGGTTTGTGTTTGTGTTGTCTACGAAGATTGTATCTTGTCCTAGGAACGGAACTTCGTACCATATAGTAGCACCATTATCTTGTGTAATGGAAAGTACCCCTATTATATTTGTATCATCAATAGTAATAGTTTTAAATTTTTCTACTGATGTTATTGTCTCTGTTACTGTTTTTACTTCTCCAGATACTGCAGATGCCGTTTTGGTTAATCTAAAAGTTATAGGCTGTCCTGCGTTGCTTAATGTTTCTACTCCTACCTGTGTTTGGTCATAAGAGCTTGAAAATGTAAAATCTATTGGTTTATTTATAAAGAAATTTACCTGTCCTGATGTGGTGGTTTTTATTCTTGTATTGCTCGGTATACTAAGTGCTTGACCCCAATTTGGATTTCCTCCAGTTGCTCCCACTACGTGCGATACTTCTATATCAACGGTAGCTGGAGTTGTTATTTTTGGACGGTAACCCATCATATATGCTAGGTTATATAAGTTGGCTGGATTTTTAGCGTGTTGAAGGTATGTTTCTTGTAGTTGTGTGTCTTGGTAGAATGATAATACATCTCCTACATAGGCAGCCATTTCTATAAACATCATACCTGGTGATGTTGGGGAGAAGTCGTTGTAGGCATCTGGGAAGTAGTTCTTAGCGTACTCTATTAATTGGCCTCTAAAATCTCCAAAGTCCCTATTTACGTATTTTATATCTCTATCTTGAGCCATTATTGTTCAAAATTAATTACTAATTGATCTTGTATGTTAGTACTTATTACGTTATAACTCATACTAACTGTTACTGTATTCATGTCTTGGTTATATGCAATGTTTAGAGCTTGAATATTTATATTTGGAAACCACTCTGCTACTCCTTGCCTAACAACAAACTTAATCTCTTCTTTCTTATCTTCTGTCATTTGATCAAAAAGAAGTGCTCTTAAACCTGCCCCTAATGCCGGATTTAAAAACCTCTCTCCTTTTTCTGTTAAAAAATAGTTAATAAGATTTGATTTTATTGCATCTTTAGTAGTATAGGTAGAGTTAAATACAGACTTAGAGGAGAATGGTAGTCCTACTCCAACTGCTTTTCTAGGTTGTAAGTCTAGTGGATTTATTTGTTGTACGTTAAATGCCATTATGCTCCAAATCTTTCTTTATCTTTTTGTACTGATGCTTTGTATACGTCTCCTGCTCTCATCATAAAATCAAACTGTGAGATATCTAATCCTGGTTCAGGACCTTGTCTAAATCCTTCTATAGGGTTCATTCCTAAACCTGGTGCTTGGACCATGTCAGAAGTTGCACTTACTAAGTTTTGATATTCTCCTTGAGTCATTGAGTACTTAGTTTCATTCATTAGATCTGCAATTGGATCGCCTGTTGCAGCTGGTCTTGCTACTACTGGTTTATGTTCTGCATACTTTGTTACAGTTTGTTTAGGTGCCTGTGTAGGCTTTATATCCTCAGAAAGAATTGTTTCCAATTCTTCACGAACTGCTTCTTTTACTGCTTCTTTTATTAATTTTTTTAATAAATCTAACTTCATATTAATAAATAGTTATGTTATGTAAACTGGTTATCTATCTTAAATTTTACTTCATCTAGTAAAACTTGCGTATCTGAACTGAATGAGGACTCTCCTCTTAATCGAATTGTTCCTCCCTTATCCTTAGCTACTGCATATCTTCTTGGAGCTATTTTAGGAGAATTTGGATCTTCAATAATTGCTAGCACGTATCCTTTGTACAAATAGTCTGCATTAGGTGTACCTTCTGATCCTGTATTTTCAGGTGGTTGGGCTACTGCTAATATTTGAGCTAAATCTGCTGGCTGACTCTTGCTACATGTTTCTATTGCTAGATCTATTGTTTCTAATCTACGTTTTAAAGACGCTATAGTCGACGAAACTGACCCTATTACTGCTTTTACTCCGTCTATGTCATTCTCTAGTACTTCTATTATCTTATTTAATAATACCAATGCATCACTATAGCGTGTTAGTATGCTTACAGGTATTCCTATACCTCCTGTCGTTGGTGGAATTATAGCTGTTGGTATTGGAATTGCTTTAATTACTTGAATCACTACCTTTGCACTTGAAACAGCTCCTTGCATTCCTCCAATTGCTCCATTGAACGATGCTATTCTCCTTTCAAAGGAATTTAAAGCTGCTAGTAGGTTATTTTTTGTATTAATTATTTTTTGTAATTCAGAAGAAGTTGGACACTCATTACTAAACTTCTTCAAAGTATCAGAAACTCTGCCTTCTATTTGAGCTACAAGTTTCCCTTGTAAACTTCCTAATTGCTGAGCAACTATTCCTGATATGTTAGATTTGAATCCCATTATTCTATAAATACTTTACTTGATTTTATATTCTTGATCTGCGTCTTTAAGCTGTTTAAGGTAATGTCTAGAGCTGTACCTGCTGCTTGGAGTGATGCAACTGCTCCACCTCCATTAGTAGCTGATTTCATTGCACCTGCTATAATCTGTAAGTTAGCTATTAGACTCTGTAACCAGTTATCTAACTGCATTCCTAAGACTGCATTCTCTACTTGACCTGTTCTTGCCTTTACTCCTAGATATATTTTTTTAGCATCTACACAAAAATAATCTGTAGCGTCTAAGTTTATTGTATTTGCATTTAGGCCTATTGACTCTTTTGCAGATAGTAAAATTGAATCCTCTTTTGCATTAAAATATATTCTTCCTCCATTTAAGATTATTTGATTACCTTTAAATTGATCTGAAGATAGTGGTTTTGTGTTATATGAATCTCTTTTTGTATTACTTGCGGTTAGGTTTGCTCTATGATCTGATAGTAGGTGTATTGAGTTGTAGTCTTCATTTATATCCTCTTCTATGGGAGTATTTCCTTCATCTGTCTTGGCTTGACCGTTGCTTATTAGTATAATAGGCTTTCCATCATTAGCACTATCTATAAGTTTTGATTGAACTCCCCTATATCCTCCAAATCTCAATGACTGACCTAATCTACCTTCAAAAAGTGTATCTCCTGGATTGGCTTGTAGTGGACTTATTGTGGCCTCTTCGGTTTGTCCTCCAATAAGCCTATCACTCCAGTCTTGTTGTTTTATATCAGGAACAGCATTATGGTGTGGATGGTTCCAGACATTTACTATTTTACCCCAATACATTACCTTTCCTCCTGTAGCATTTACTCCTAAAGCAGGAACTATCTCTACTAATTCTCCAGGCATAGGAATTACTCTCATAGAGACATCTCCTTGTTTTGCAAATAAAACTGTATTATCTACACCTGTATCCTTAGTTTCATCTCCAGGAGTTTTGGGTATCCTATAAAATACACCATTTAACATAGAGGAATCTTTACAGTCAGGATCCGATAGTGTAAGAATGGTTCTAATAACTCTTCCATAGACTGTACCGCCACCTCCTTTACCTCCTCCTGATCCCTTGGAACTTACTCTTGCCGTTAAATGTGATTTATACGCCATTACTCTTCGTCTTTTTTATCTAGCTGCTTTCCTAGTTCTTCACTCTGTTCCATTAGTTTTGCAAGCTCTTCTGGATTGAAGAAGTCTGCTGCATCTTTTCCTCCTCCTGATTCAAGTCTTTGGACAAGCGCTACCATTTTAATAAGATGCTCATCATTCTTAACTCCAACCTCCAAGTATTCTTTTATCATAGGAACAACCAAAGTTGCATCTCCTATGTTTTCTACAAGAGGTTTTAGTTCCCCTATAAGAGAATTAACTTGTTTTGATTTATTTTTAGAGTTGTCGTAAATCTCCTTTAATACGTCTGAAACTGTTTTGCTTCCAAAAATTACCGTTTCTAATCCCATAGTGTATTTATTTTATAAATAGATTATTGGATTAAAAATCCTGCTTCTTGATAAGTTCTGTGTACGTTGTAAAATTCTTCCTTTAGTTTTGAAATTACTTTTGTAAGGGTTGGAGTTTCACAATCAGTCATTTCTCTAATATAAATGTATAGAGCTTTCTTTCTAAAGATTTCTAAATCGTGACGTGTATTAAATATAGTAAGAATTGCATCTGCTACTTTTTGGTCCTGTTCTTTTGGAAAAAGTATTTCAATATTATCGTAACTATTTTGCACAAATTGATTTACAACTACTGCAATGGTTACTTTTCTTTCTGAGTTGGGTACCCCTTCTACTTCGTAAGAATCCTCCATTTCGTCGAAAGATCCTACTTGTTTTAATTTTTTATAGTTCTTATTATTGTAATTAATAAGCCATCTTTTTACAATGGTTTGGAAATAAGAAAAAGCTTTTGCTCCATTGGTTGGATCGAATCTATATAGCTTTTCTTCAACAAGCATACTTACTACGTCTAATTTTAAATCCTCTATACTATCCACGTCGAGGTAGTAAAATTTAAAAGTATGAATAATGTTTTCTGCTAACTTATATAGAGGGTAGTATATCTCTTTTGTAAATATTTTATCTCTAAAAACAGGATCAGAGGATGCGTTATATCTTACGATTGCATCCTCTGTTTCTTGTGTAAAATAGTAATTATCTTTATTTTGTGGCTTTGCCATAGTCTTCTGGGAGACGGTAATCATTTATGGTTTCTTGTATTTCTTTCATAAAATTAAAGAAGACTCCTACTTCATCGTCGGATCTAAATGCACCTTTTTCATCTAATTGTTCAACATAAATTTTTGACTCATTAATAAGGTACGCAACATTTCTTAAATAACCTACTTGGTATTCTATGATATCTTCTTGTTTAATTACTTTACGATTTAAGTTGAATACTACATATCCTAAACCTAAAACTACTACACCTAATATTATTGCTAAAATTTCCATATTAAATATTTTTTACTAAACTCATTAATCCTTCTGAGGCATTTACTGTTTTGCCTGTAGAAGATTTTGTCTTCTCTACTTTTGGTTGTTGAACCTCTCCTGTAGCTTTCCAAGTATCATATTCTATTTTAGATGCTAGAAAATCTGCCTGATGTAAAATATAAACTAAATTAGTTCTTAATTTAGAGTCTGGATTAAACGAAATGTAATATGGTTTGTTTACATCATCATACAATCCATCATGTAACTTAATTGCTAGGAATTCTTTTTCTGAAACTGGTATTTGATTTTGCTGAAGAGTAAATAGAGATCGGTCTTGAATCAACATATAGGATAGGTCCTTATTATGTGTATATATCTCTCCTAATTTATCCTGTCTCCATTTATCAGTCTGAGGAATATAGTAAGGCTGCTCTTGTGCTCCTATTTTACCTAAGTCATGATTAAGTGCAACAAAAACCAGTTCCTCATCTGTAAAATCTATGGTAGCTCCCATCTCTTGCCAAAGAGCCTTTGTCTTTAGGGCACAATGAACAACACGATTAACATGATCAATATACCCTCCAGGAAAAGCGTTATGAAAAGAAGGTTTACCAGAAGCAGGAGCCATAACCATAGTTTCAGCCAGGCTAACATAAAGAGCTTTTAATTTCTCCTTACGTTCTCCTGTTATAAAAGTATCTACAATTTTGAGATGTTTATCCCAATTTTTTTGTATCTGCTCTGCTGTTAAGTTCATTAGTCTTGGTGTTCGGTGTTCAATAAAGTTCTTAAATCTGCTATTTTTTCAAGCAATACTTCTACCAATTCATAAGCAGTTCCTAATTCATTTCTATGAATATTATAACCCATATTTTTTACTTCTGCTTCGAACCTTTCTAATTTTTGTTCAAATAAATCTTTGTTTCTCATTTTTTTTATTTTTATTAATTACTATTTTTTTTATATTCCTTTTTTCTTTTAAGGGTTTATATGTAGAAGTTACCACTTTTTTTTTAATGAAACAACAGTCTACG